GCAAAATATGTCACAACAGCAAAATATGTCACAACAGCAAAATATGTCACAACAGCAAAATATGTCACAACAGCAAAATATGTCACAACAGCAAAATATCATAATAAACAAACTTTTATATTCATTTAAAGATAAATATAGAATATCCTTATTCATGCTGAAACAAATAAAAGGTATATTATTTACGCTTCAATTATTGTTTATAGTTGGGTCAGAATATCTTATTTATTGCATACTAAATGACTACCCCCTCTTTATCGACAGAATTACATATAGACTCATTTCTATCAATATTTTATATGTTAAGATGTTCCAAGCATTTGCCTTAAATAATAGTTTCATTGACAATACTATGAGTAACAAACTGCTCAAATATACGGATAATGCGCCATGGGATTATTCAGACATTGATGAATCATTATTACTCGAGATTGTGAAGAAGTATGATTTAACAGATTATTATGGTTTTAAAATAGTAACTCAATTTGTTCCCATGAATTCAGGAATGATATCATTGGTTTTTAAAATGCATCAAAAACATACCAATAAAATATATATTGTCAAACTCAAACGCAAACATATCCAGCAAACATTGGAAGATGCCATTGATAAGTTATTGTTTATTGTTTCCTTAGCATCCTATTTTCCCTTGATACATAAATATGAATTGGATAAAGTAATCTTGAAAAACATTGATATCATCAGACACCAGACCAATTTCCTGGAAGAAGTGAATAATATGAATCAGATGCGAGAGAACTGTAAACACTTGAAATATGTGGTTATTCCATATGCAGATAAACGTATAACCGAACAATATCCGAATGTCATTCTCATGGATTATATTCAAGGTCAAAAAATCCATCAATTGAATAAACAAGATTACGAAGGATTTGCGAAACAAGTCATTAAATTTGGTATAGTGACAAGCATTCTTCATGGCGTTACCCATGGCGATTTGCATAGCGGAAATATACTATTTATCAAAGATGCCAATGATGCAAAATATCCCTATAAAATAGGAGTTCTCGATTTTGGGATTGTTTATTCATTACAATCTGACTATAAAGGACTGATGTTTGAAGTGATGACGCAATTGTTTGATATGCCGCCGAGAGAATCTGCCGAAAAGTTGTTGCAATCTGGATTATTAGAACCGCCTGGAATCATGAAGCAAATTCCTGCATCCGATTATGAACAAATTGTATCTTTTACTGAAGAGATAATTCGTGAGACGATTTATGAATCGAAAAAGGCGAATCAAATCCAGATTTATACCTTCTTATCGAAATTAAAATCCTATTTTACAAAACCAGCGCTTGCCAAAATAGGAATCACACCGAGTGATCATTTTGTAAAGTCACAAATGGTATTAGCAATGGCACATGGAGTAACTTTGACATTATGTAAAGATCAATTTGTGCCTCTTATGGATCAATGTTTAAATGAATTATTCAAACCTCAACTATTGATCTAATACTTAACTTTTAATCCACTAATAAATTGCATGTTTATACATGTTGATTGATTTTTCTTTTTGTTCTGCATAATGAATGATTGGTTTTGGATAACCACAATTTACATGTTTTTCCCAAGCAATTTCCCAGTCATGAATATCCTCTGGAGGAACATCTTTCAGTTCTGGAATCCATCGTTTAATGTATTCACACTCGGCATCATGTTCTTTCGACTGTAAATAAGGATTGAAATATCGAAAATAAGGTTGCGCATCGGCACCTCCACCACTAGAAGATTGCCATCCTCCATTATTATTGGCAGGATCATAATCGACCAAATGCTCTGCATAAAAGCGTTCCCCTTCTCTCCAGTCTATTAACAATAGTTTTATTAATACACTTGACGAAATCATTCTTCCTCGATTGTGCGTCCATCCGATTGAAAGCAACTGACGCTGCGATGCGTCGACTATTGGTATACCAGTTTTACCTTGTTTCCATGCATTCAACCACTTCTCATTACGATGCCATCGAATATTATCATACTTGGCATTCAAACTTTTCCCAAGCAACTGTGGATGATTGAATAATAATCCTGCATAGAAATCCCTCCAATATAATTGACGGATAAATGAATGATTGGATTTAAATGCGTAATACACTTCTCGAATACTTATATTACCAAATTTGATATAGGCAGAGAGATGGGAAGTGGGTTTGGATAATGTGTCTCTCGTGGCAGAATAATGTTTTATGTTTTTTGCAGCGATTCGCATCTGTTTCAAGGCTTCTGTTCTTCCTCCATGAACCATTATCTCTGGATTTAATGTGCCCACCAATCGTTTCATGGCTTGATCCAAGGTTATATGATGGGGAATGCGAGCACTTGAATGTTTGAACGGAAGATGTCTTTTGGCAACCGGTTTCTCCACTTTTTTGGATTTGGCTTGATTATAAAAAGGTGTAAACTTGACATATGGTTGTCCTGACCCATTCAATACGGATCCTTGTTTATGTAAAAAATAATCTTCGTCATACGTGACAAATACCTGCATTTTTTGACATAATTTCACAATGGCATCGTCACGAATACGTGCATAAGGTGTAATATCCACATTGAATGCGACCACATTGATATCCCATGCCTTTATACAATCTTCAATGACCTTTTCATTATGTCCATAAAATGTATATAAATGTCCTCCTTCCTTACTGATATGTGATGCCAAATCTTCCAGGGATTCAATCATGAATTGGATTGCGTTTTTAGACTTGTATTTGTTTCCAGAACCGACTTGTTCTGGTGTAAAAATAAATATGGCATATATGTTGTTACATAAGGTGGAGAGAAAATTCAATCCATTATTATCAACTATGCGTAAATCGCGTCTAAATATAAATAATCCGTTTTCAAGTTTTTGGTTCATTTTATATATTCAAGACAAAAGAATATGTAACATTATCAATATATAAATAAAACTATTGAATATACATGTCAGTCAATCCAAATAATATAGTAGAAAGAGTATTTGAAAAGAATGAATTGTGGATGATTCCGAAGAAAGAAGAGTATGATGAGATTCAACCTTATTCATTACTTATTGATACAGGTAACTCTATTAATGCAGAAGAATTATATACAATGTGTCAAACTGTATCTTTGGAAATATCCATGCATCCAGACAATAGAGTTATCTATTTGATTCCTTTATCCTTCTGCCTTTCTTATTTCGATAAAGAATCCACCTCATCCATTCTTTTCATTCCATTTGATTGGTTAGGAGATTATTTACCACTCTATGCTATGCATTATATGCAATTGAAATGTGTATTAACTCCATCCAATCCATTTCAGTCATGTAAAATGATATTTAAGGGTAGAAATAACAGTATTGTAAAAGAATTCTATAATAAATCATTATGTTTGGAACAAGTCTCTCACTATTTATCCACATATAATATTCAACCGCATCAACCAATCTATAAAACTGTTCATACTTCATTATATGGTTACAGTCTTCGAGGTATTTTTATCGAAACGAACGACATAGAGAATATTCGTAGTATAACAGTAGAGAGAAATAATGTATATTCAATGTCCTCTCATTCCTGTAATAAAATAAACAATAAACTACTATACATTTCCATAGATAACAAAGATTATAAAGACCAATATTTCTATTATGCAAAAGACGACATCTCTCTACAAGTGGAATGTTATAACCCATTTCATTATATGCGAATATACGGACTTCATTGTATTGTTAGAAGATTGATCCATCATACATTGGGATATTCGAATATTGAGTGTAATTCATTAATCCATCTGGATGAATCCAAGTGTTGTTTATAAGAATTGGTTAAGAATTGGTTAATTGTTTCAATCCAGACCAAAATACATCGGCGTTATTTTTCACTTTTTCAGATTGTTTGGCATAATAAAATGCCAATGCAGCGGATTCTTCATTATCTTTACTCTCTTGGTGGTATAACATTCGCATAGATTCTTCTTTATTCAATGGTGTAATATCCACTGAATCTCGGTTGCGTCGATATTCATCCACATTTCTGAATTTTTGCATTTTCGTAAAATCGTCTTCGGTAACAGGAATCACCGATTCGACATATGCTTGTCTTAAATCCGTATATCCGATACCATCACCGCCAAATAGGGATCCAGATGAAAAATTGCTATTATATTCCATTAACGCAGAACCACCTGCAGAAGATCCACCGAATGAACTACCAACGCCAGAATAAGTGGTAATGGTTTGAATTTGTTTTTTTCGTTTTTCCATTTCTCTCGCCATGGAATCCTTGGTTATGTTTTGCGGAGTATAGACAATATCTTCGTCCGATTGTAACCAGTTCCCATATCCATTTTCAACTGGACCTTCTAACCTATTTTTCTCAAATTGGGCATTGAACCAATCGTTGAATTGGGACGGATCTTTCAAATCTTTTTTGTTATCAAACATTTTATCGAGGACTTTTACATTTTCCTTTTCAAAGTAGTCGTTGGTATCGATTTTCTTGGAAGAAGTTTTATTTTGAAATTCAAAAATGTCATGCAATCGTTTATATGCTTTATTGAAAAAAATGAAATACTTATTATCCAATCGACACTTATCTGGATGAGTTTTAAGCACGATTTTCCTTGCTTCTTTCATGCTATCTTCTGTAAGAATAATGGATGTTCTGAATCCAAATAACTTGTATAATTCTTCTCTCGAATAATGTTCTATATTCAGATCTAACATTTCATATTTGGATTGATCATATTGGATGTTATTTTTATTTGATGGAAGAGGAGGGGGAGGAAGTGCTACTGATTTGCCAATTTCATAGTCAGCGAATGGATCATGTGTATATTCGTTGTCCGAATTACGAATTTTGATGCCAGGTTTAGTGCAACTTGTCATTGAAAATTTGTTTTTCATGATTATTAAATATTGTCATTATTATTTAAAAAAGAATACGAAATGGTTCTAAAGATTTTTGAAATTGTATTTAAAAAATGCCATAAAAGGCGTTTTGTTTTGTCCATACAGTAATGAATAGTAAATAAGTTTCAAGTTACCCATTAGATGTTGTCGATTGATATGTAACCAAAGAATAAATAGTCCAAACAAACCAATGGTGAAGAAAATGTCATTCAAACGAACAGATTCCTTTCTTAAGTAATATAGAGGCACGATTTTAATCAATGTATTGATAATCATAAAATAAAAAATAGTCTCTCTACTCGTTCCATAGAGGATCATCAATACAAACATAACGATATTATCAAGAAGTCCCAAAAGTAATGGAAATTTCGGTGAAAAAGAAATGAATTTCAATGTGTAAAACAGATACCATACATAAATCCAATAGGAAAATACTAAATCTGGTCTTAACGATTTCATTCTGTTCTATTTTATTCCAAGATTTCATTTTGCATTAAATCTTTTATGCAAAATGAATACACTGTACTGACGGATGTTATAGACAAATTTGATTATTATGATATTCCTGAAAACCACCATAATAGTCCTTATCTATTAACAGCGGATGAAATAATAAATATACTATTATATATCTAAACTGACCGTATTACTTGCGGATTTTTTTCTGCGACCACTACGTTTTGGCATATTAACATCTGATTGTAAATCTTTCATATCATTGATACTCAAAATACTGCTATCATTTGGATTAGAGGGAGGTTGTTGAATATTAATAGTCTTGGTTTTCAATCCAGAGAGAATATCTGTAATATCACTGGGCCCTTTCATTTCTGGTCGCGACATTGTTGGTTGTCTTCTACTGGTTCTATCTTGCACATCAGGTCTCTCTAAATTCTCTCTTAAACTAATTCCATCTTCGTAATTGCTCTTGCTAAAATTCAAATCAGGTCTTGCATAATTATTATTGCCAGGTCTTCCGATTGGTGGTGGGACCGCATTTGGACCTTGGGTAGCGAGTGGTGGAGGAGGTCCCATTCCAGGAGCAGGTTTTGGATCACTATAAGTTGGAGTCATAATATTATTCATGAATCCGGAAAATCCAGGATTGGTTTGCGCCATTGAATTGACCGCTGCATTTTGGAAGGAACGCATCAAGTCTGGATTTTGACGCAATATATCGTCCATTCCAGGCATGGCACTCTTAAACATGGTGTTGGTCATATGAACCATCATTGCACTGCCTCCCAGTTGAAATAATAACTTCAATTCAGGGGCCATGGATGCCTTGCTTTTATATTTATCGTGTAATTCCGCAAAAATATCGTCGTAGTCCGTAATATTTTCTTGGATTTGGTCAGACCATCCATCCAATTTCACATCAAAAGGGTCAAATTTTCCATTCAAAAATTCAATGCCATTGATTACTGCCATGAGCATATTGCCTTGGAATTTGATCGAATTTTGTTTTGACTTTTCGTCCATAATCGTTTCATACTCACCTATCATTTCTTGTAAATTCGATTCCATGGAATACTTTTTGGATAATTCAACACCTTTCTTTTCCAATGCTTCCAATTTACGTAAATACTTAAACTTCTCTCTCATGGTTTCCTCGCGAGACATTTTTGGTTCTAATGGAACAGGTTTATCTGGATTGAATGGGATGTTATTAAATTTGCCATATCCATCCCATGTTTTTGCATCATTTTCCGTCTCAAATGTGGCTCGTCCCAAACCACTATCTGAACCGCCTAATTTAAAGGAAGATTCGCTAAAAGAAACACTTGGTTTATCAAACAGATCTGATTTAGGTGCAAAACTGGAGGCAGGGACATCATCCACTAAATCGTTTAATTCGCTTTCGAGTCGATTCAAATCATCTAAATCAATATCACTGGTCGGTCTTGAACTTTCTCTCACTTTATCATTCATCAAAAGTTCTAATCCGCCGCCAAAATTGGATGATGATGAATGTCCAAAGTCGTCGTTCAAGTCGAGTTCTGTGATTTCCATGATGTCTGACATATTTATTGATAAATGAGAACATTTAATTTTAAGTATTACGAATAGTAATTAATATTTTGAGTAATTAATATTTTGAATGAACATTTAAAATACTAAATGGGTCAATATGCATTAATTAAATAATCGAATCTAAAGTTGTTTATGATTGATAAACCATAACCCTTGTAAAAAGGCGTCGGATAAATCGTCTTTCTTTTTATGACTATTGAAATACTCTCTATGTTCTTGGAATCGAAAGTCCAAGGTTAGCACTCCTAAACATTTGGCGATGCCCAGTTTTTTGCGGTCACTATATTTTTCTTTCTCTTTTATATCACAGTCCTTTAATTTATTGGATGCAGAAATGAATTCGATGTTTTCCACATCCATGTCGGACATGATAAAGTATTGCACAATCATTCCTTGGATGGTTTTCATTCGAATTGCCAAAGGTCCAATTTGGTTTTCAATAATGACGTAATCAATCTTTCCTTCGTCTTTGAACAGATCGTTTAATTTATGTTTAATATTGAGACCGATATGAAACAAATCGACTTCATTGGCGTTTTTGCTTTCAATCGGTTGAAAATACGTTTTATAGATATGTTGATTGATTTGATGGATTAATTCGGTTTTCTTACATTTTGGTTCATACTGGATACCATACGAGTCTGCTATTTCATACAAGGTGACTAATTTTTGTTTTGAGATGAAAGATGGTTTATGTTCGGAAGAAGGAATTTGGAATGGTTGTTTTTTGGAATGTTTAGCACAATAACATTGTTCATCCTTCTTGAATTTGGCAGGTTTATTGCAAAGAACATTTTTTTCGACAAAACAGCATTTCAAGGCAGCATCGTATTCAGAAATATTGACCACATCCCATTTCGAGATTTTGAAATGATCTGCGCCTGGAGACTTTTCAAAGAGACATAATGCTAAATTTTTAATACCGACATCAATAGAGAGAACTTTCATAATAGATAAATATGGTATAACTTATTTATTATGTTTTAACAACGAATAATATAATTCATGACAATAAATTTATTTCGAATATCAATTTGTTCTCCATTGCCAGTTGGATTTGAAGTAAATGTGTGCGAATGAGTGCCATTATTATCAATAGTTAGAGTATGTGAATGATCTCCAGCGTTGGATATTGATAATGCATAAGGCGTTGTCCATACATTTAATTCGCCAGTTGAACTATCGGTATTCGTAACAGTATTATTTCCATTTGCTGTACATAACCCAAGATTGTCTTGACCACCTATTGCATTACTTCCGTGAGTATGATCACCATTTGTACTTGTTGTTCCAGTATGACTATGATTACCATTTGAATCGGTAGTACCTGTATGTGTATGACTAGGCAATTGATTTGTTGATAATGTGATTGAACTATTACCTCCAACTGCTCCTAAAGTCGAATCATTGGATTTTCCAACTGGAATTCTTTCTTGCAAATTTGGCAAATTGAAAGTAGTGGTTCCATTACCTGAACCATATGAAGTGTTTATAATATTGAAAAGACGTGAATAAGTTGTTCTATTGATAGCGCTTCCATCACATAATAACCATCCAGTGGGCGCAGTTACCCCTGAATAGATACACACTCCTCCAACTGGCATATAGGATTGATTTGGAGATACGTATATATCGCCGGTTATATTTATATTATTGATATCTAAATCTTGGCAAGAAATGGATGAAGTATTTAGAGAAACGCATGATATGTCAGTAACAACATTCATATTACTACACTTAACATTTCTATTAACAGTAAATGCATTATTTTCATTGATAGCAATTATCGCAGACATTTTATATATATATATATATAATAAATTTATATATAAAATATTCAATATAAAATACATTTTCGTATTTTCGTTAAAAGGGACCATGTATGGAAGGGGCGACTAACCTAGAGTTCAACTGTTCTCTCGATACATATGGATTCTTTAAATCAGAATTGCAATATCCAAATCCTGGTTTGCTCGTATCAAATATACCTTTAAATCGATGTGGAACATTACTGGATGGAGTGGCATCTGTATCATAATGTGGATCCAATCCGGACGTATAACATGCTTCTTGTGTATTATAATTCATCACTTGCAATCCGTTTTTTTGCAGAAATTGACGATATGCCCAGTTGCTTTGAATATTTTCTTGACGTTGTATGCGGTTATTTACCACAGCGTCTGCTTGCCAAGTAGTGTAATTACGACCATCGGAAATAATGGGTGGAAAATTAAAATCGATATTGTTTGATCCGCTATAACAAGTTCTCCAACTCATGATTCTATAATGTATAAAGATACTATTTTATTATTCATTTAATTCTCCACTCCTAAAATTTTCAACAATTCATGTTTTTTCAATTTTTGTGCGTCGGATGGTTGGATAAGTCCTTTTTCAATGGCAATACTTCTCAATTTGGGTAATCCGAGTTTCTTGAATTCTATATGTTCTGCATTATGTGAAATATCTTCTTCACCTCCTAAATTAATTGAAATGGTCTTTAATTCGCTTTCTGAGGGAATAACCGAATCTTTATTCTTTTCTTCATTTCCTTCACCTTCATACACTTCAATCTGTTCGCTACTATAGAGTGCTTTATCTTCATTGACCAATTCATATTTAATCACTTTGACATCATCCATATGATTATCTTCTTCTTTCACGTCTTCTTCCATATTGATAACATCCACTTCTTCCATATTGTTATCGTCTAATTCTTCTATTTCTTCATTGTCCAATTCATCGTCGTCTAATTCTTCATCTTCCAATTCTTCTATGTCTTCATCTTCCAATTCGTCGTCTAATTCTTCTATGTCTTCATCTTCCAATTCTTCCAATTCTTCTTCTAATTCCAATACTTCTGCTTCATTTTCAATAGATTCTTCGTCTTCCGATACATCAATCAATTGCATCGATTTTATAGTTGGTTCATGATTTTGTATTTCAGTCATTTCTAACGGTTTCACCATATTCACTGCTAAATGATTTAAACCCATTTTCACACTTGTTACATCTTCTGCCAAGGTGGATACTAAACTCAACATGGATGCAATCTTATGGTTTTGTTCTCTCATTTTACTTTCAAAATAGACGATTGTGAGAGCAACAAACAAAGTAACAATTCCTAAAATTATGAAAAAGGTTGGATTGAATAAATCTGCTAAAGAGGTCATTTTAATACAAACAGATTATATTAAATCATTTATTTACGAACGAATATTTAAACAAATCAATTAAATAATATGTCTAAAAGAAAAGGTAATTTTACAAAAAAAATATAACCATAAGTTCGAAGACTTTATTGATGAAGACATCGAGCAGTAATTACACCTTTTCTCATTTAAAACGCCCATTTTATAGGACATATAAGTTCTTATATAAAATGGGCGTTTTAAATGAGAAAATGTGTAAAAAAAATGTATTCATCAAATGAAGAATATTTATGAAAAATTGAAATGGATTTTTAAATGAAAACAATATAAAGAAACATAAAATGTCAGCATTTAATATTGAAGAATATATCAATTCTTTACCAGATAATATTGAAAAGATTAATATATCATATAAAAGTC